AAGAAGCAATTTGAACATTATTTAGATCCTAGACAAGTTAAAAGATTACAAGATAATCCTGAACTTCTAAAACTAGGTGGTGAAAAGAGGTATTGCACTTATTTGTTTACTGATGTTAGAGGCTTTACATCTTTGTCAGAAGTGCTACCACCTAAAGAAGTCACAAACTTAATGAATGAAGCTCTTACAATACAAGCTAACGCTGTGCAAAAATATGGCGGTATGGTAGATAAGTATATTGGTGATGCAATGATGGCAATATTTAATGCACCGTTAGACCAAGAAAACCATGAAGAATTAGCTATAAAAACAGCTCTTCAAATAAAACACGACATGAAAGAAGCAAAGTTAGGTATTGAAATTGGTATAGGTTTAAATTCTGGAGAATCTGTTGTAGGCAATATGGGCAGCGCTTCACGCTTCGATTATACTGCTATAGGTGATGCTGTAAATACCGCAGCAAGATTAGAAAGCGCAACCAAAGAAGTGGGAGTAGATATTTTAATTGGTGAAAATACTGCAAAAAATTGTAAATTTGTGCTAAAGTCACTACAAGCTATAAAGGTAAAAGGTAAAAAAGCACCTTTAAAGATATGGACAATAAACGATGAGTAAGGTTTTGATAGGCATAATAACCGTTTTATTAATGATTTCTGGCTTTTTATATTATCAAAACAAAAGTTTAGCTTCTTTAAACAAAGCATTTGAGTTAAGAGATATTGAACAAAAAGAAGCTATAGAATCTTTGCAAAATGATTTTGCTCTACAAACAGAAGGTTTACTAACACTACAATCAAGAAATCAAGAAATAGAAGCTGAAATGAACAGGTACCTTGATATATTTAAGCGTCACAACTTATCTAAATTAGCTGCTGCTAAACCTGGCTTAATCGAACCAAAAGTAAATAATGCTACTAAGGAGGTTTTTGATGGCATTGAAGAAGACAGTCGCAATATTGACAGCCTTGATGATGGCTTGCAGTTGCAGTCTACTCCCGAATAAAGAAGTAGAAATAATAACTAAACCTATAGAAAGGAAGATCGTGCAACCGATTATGCCTAGAGAAATAGATTTAAAAGAACCTTATTGGTATGTAGTTTCAAGTAAAAATTTAGATGAATTTTTAGCAAGAGTTGAAAAGGATCAAGGTCAAGTAGTATTTTTTGCTATGTCGGTGCCAGATTACGAGTTGATGGCATATAACATGCAAGAATTAAAAAGATACATAAATGAACTTAAAGAAGTTGTCGTGTATTATAAAAAAGTGACAACAAATAAAGGAGAAGAGAATGAGTGATTCACCAGATGCGTTTGTTTATAACGCAACGTTAGAAAGAATAGTCGATGGCGACACCTTTGATTGCTGTTTAGATCTTGGCTTTGATGTCAAGTTACACAAACAAAGAGTTAGATTAGCTGGTATTGATACGCCAGAATCCAGAACAAGAGACTTGGCTGAAAAAAAATTAGGATTAGCAGCTAAAGAACGCTTAAAAGAATTATGTGCTGGTAAACTTAAAGTAAAATCTCTTGGTAAAGGTAAATATGGCAGAATACTTGGAATCCCTTATACAGAAGATGGTAAAGATATTTGCCAAATGCTTATTAAGGAAGGCCACGCTGTCGAATACCATGGTGGCACAAAAACAAAAGTCTGGGGGGACTATTAATATGAATATATCAGAAGAGGGGAAATCACTAATTAAAAAATTTGAAGGCTGTAAGCTAGAAGCCTACTTATGTTCAGCTAATGTTTGGACTTGTGGTTGGGGAGCTACTAGAAATGTAAAAGAAGGAGATTCTTGGTCACAATCATACGCAGATGAAAGGTTTGATGGTGATATAGTTGAGTTTGAAGACTATGTTAATAAATACGTTGAAGTACCACTAAACCAAAATCAATTCGATGCTTTAGTAGCTTGGGTTTACAATTTAGGCCCTAACAATCTTAAAGAGTCTACTATGTTAAAAGTTTTAAACGAAGGTAAATATGAATTAGTGCCATCAGAAATAAAAAGATGGAATAAAGCTGGTGGCGAAGTTTTAGAGGGATTAGAACGAAGAAGATTAGCAGAATCAATGTTGTTTCAAGGTAATGGCGATTGGCACACAGTTTAGATATACTAACTCTAGGCGCTTTGCGTTTAGGGTTGGGCAGTTACTACGTCACTACCTAGCTGTTCAATCCGTTTCATAGCTATGGAAAATATTTCCTATAAAGATTTTGATATTTTATCTGAACAAGATAAAGCAGAAGCTGCTGCTTTAATAAGCCGTTATGACCAATTAGAAAAACAAAGCTCTTGTCAAAGTGATTTTATGAGTTTTATAAAACACATGTGGCCAGACTTTATAGAAGGCCGACATCATAAAATTATTGCAGATAAATTTAATAAAATAGCAGACGGCAAATTAAAAAGACTTATAGTTTGTTTGCCACCGAGACACTCCAAATCAGAATTTGCTTCAACTTTTTTTCCTGCATGGATGATGGGTAGAAGAGGAGATTTAAAAATAATCCAAACAACACACACAGCTGAACTTGCAGTTCGATTTGGCAGAAAAGTAAGAAATTTGATAGACAGTCATAATTATCAACATGTATTTCCAGAGTTGCAATTACAAGCTGATAACAAATCAGCTGGACGCTGGACTAGCAACCAAGAAGGTGAGTTTTTCGCTGCTGGTGTTGGCGGTGCAATAACAGGTCGTGGTGCTGATTTACTAATTATAGATGATCCGCACTCAGAACAAGATGCTTTATCGCCTAAATCTTTAGAGTCAGCTTACGAATGGTACACATCTGGACCACGACAGCGTTTACAGCCTGGAGGCATAATCGTGATAGTTATGACGCGATGGAGCACTAAAGATTTGGTTGGTAAAGTTTTAAAACAACAAAGTGAAGATAATGCAGATAAATGGGAAGTTGTAGAGTTTCCAGCAATAATGCCAAAATCAGACAACCCACTATGGCCTGAGTTTTGGAAAAAAGAAGAGTTACTAGGTGTAAAAGCATCATTACCATTATCTAAATGGAACAGTCAATGGATGCAAAATCCAACAGCAGAAGAAGGATCTATAGTGAAAAGAGAATGGTGGCAAAGATGGGAACAGCCAGATATACCAGATTATTCTTATGTTATACAAAGTTATGACACTGCTTTTTCAAAAAAAGAAACAGCTGACTATTCTGCAATTACTACTTGGGCAATATTTAATAGAGGTGATGAAAGGTCAGATGAAATAATACTATTAGATGCCAAAAGAGTTAGGTGCGATTTTCCAGAATTAAAGAAAATGGCTTTAGATGAATACAGATATTGGGATCCAGACTGTGTTTTAATAGAGGCAAAAGCATCTGGAACACCTCTTACACATGAATTAAGACGTATGGGAATACCTGTAACGTCTTATACACCAAGCAGAGGGCAAGATAAAATAGCTAGAATGAATAGCGTAGCACCAATATTTGAATCAGGAATGGTCTGGGCTCCAGAACATGATTTTGCAGACGAAGTTATTGAAGAAATGGCATCCTTTCCTTTTGGTGATTATGATGACTATTGCGATAGTGCTACAATGGCTTTAATGAGATTTAGGCAAGGCGGCTTTGTCTCACTTAATGAAGACTATCAAGATGAGGTAAGATTATTAAAGAAGAACAGGACGATATACTATTAAAAACTTTTGTGACAAGATTTATGTTTGATGGTGAACATTATGAAGGGCCAGACATACACGCAAGAAATTTTGAAACGGCACAATTAATTGCTGAATCGCAAGGTTTAATTATAGATGGAGAAGCAAAAGATTTAAGTGACTGTGATTTAGAATCTCAGTCAAGAATGATACACTAATTGATTATGGCAGTAGATAAAAAACTAGGCACAGAAATGGATCCTAATGTAAGAGAAATAGGACGCTCTATAAGAGTGCCTTTAGAACCATCAAGAGGAGAACAAATTAGATCTGCGGCTGAAATTTTAGTCAATGAAGAAAACCTTTTAATAGATGATGAAATAATACAGCCACAACAACCACAAATGAGTTTTGATGCTAACTTGGTTGATTTTATCGACGACAGTGTATTGCAAAAAATATCAAACGATCTTTTAAGTTCAATTAAAGGCGATAAACAATCAAGGTCTGAATGGGAAAAAACCTATACAGATGGCTTGCAATATTTAGGTATGAAGTTTGATGAATCAAGATCTCAACCATTTGAAGGATCCTCTGGTGTAGTTCATCCAATCCTAGCAGAAGCTGTTACTCAGTTTCAAGCTCAGGCTTATAAGGAAATGTTACCAGCAAAAGGACCAGTAAAAACAGAAATAATTGGTGCAAGAACTATAGAAACTGAAAATCAAGCAGAAAGAGTCCAGGAGTTTATGAATTACTACATTATGAATGTAATGGAAGAATATGATCCAGAATTAGATCAAATGTTATTTTATTTACCTTTAGCAGGTTCAGCTTTCAAAAAAGTTTATTTTGATTATGTGCTTAGTAGAGCTGTGTCTAAATTTGTACCACCAGAAGATCTTATAGTGCCTTATGAAGCATCCGATTTAAGTTCTGCTGAAAGAGTAACTCATGCTATAAGCATGTCACTAAATGAAATTAAAAAACAACAATTATCTGGATTTTACGCTGATGTAGATGTTGGCTCAGAGTCTTATTCTGATGATATTGATGATGTACAAGAGGCTATAGATGATATACAAGGCATATCACCAAGCTATAAAGAAAACAGAAGTAGAACAGTATATGAAATACATACGGTATTGGATATTGAAGGTTTTGAAGATATTAACGCCAGTGGTGAGACTACAGGATTAAAATTACCTTACATAGTAACGATTGAAGAGGATTCAGGAAAAATTTTATCAATAAGAAGAAATTACTTAGAAAATGATCCACTTAAAAACAAAATAAATTACTTTGTACAATACAAATTTTTACCTGGCTTAGGTTTTTATGGCTTAGGTCTATCGCACATGATTGGTGGCCTATCAAAAGCCTCTACTTCTATACTTAGACAGCTTATTGATGCAGGAACATTAGCAAACTTACCAGCAGGATTTAAAGCTAGAGGTATGCGAATAAGAGACGAAGATGATCCATTACAACCAGGTGAGTTTAGAGATATAGACACTACAGGTGGCTCTTTGCGCGAAAACTTAATCCCTTTGCCAATCAAGGAGCCTAGTAGTGTTTTAATGCAATTACTTGGTTTATTAGTTGATTCAGGTAAAAGATTTGCTGCTATAGCTGACATGAATGTTGGAGATATGAACCAAGCTATGCCTGTAGGCACTACAGTTGCTTTATTAGAGCGAGGCACTAAAGTTATGTCGGCAATACATAAAAGACTGCATTATGGACAAAGAGTTGAATTTGGCTTGTTGGCAAAATTATTTTCAGAATATCTGCCACCTACATATAATTATCAAGTTGGATCTGGTCCAGGAGAAATTAAACAACAAGACTTTGATGACAGAGTAGACATCATACCTATCTCAGATCCTAATATTTTTTCACAAAGTCAAAGAGTTACCTTAGCACAAGAATTATTACAGATGGTGCAATCTAACCCAGAAATACACGGACCTATGGGAATGTATGAAGCCTATAGAAGAATGTACGCTGCACTAGGCGTAGATAATGTAGAAGCATTAATACAACCACCGCCAGACAATACTCCGCAACCTTTAGATGCTGGCTCTGAAAACGCTGGTTTATTATTAGGACAACCTGCACAGGCTTTTCCTGAACAAAATCATCAAGCTCACTTAGAAACACATAAAACTTTGTTTTTGACAGATGTAGTAAAACAAAACCCACAAATACAAGCAGTTATTATTAGTCACTGCATGCAACACTTACAATTTTTAGCAAGTCAAATATCGCAAGAACAAATACCGCCAGAGGTGCAACAAAAAATACAAGAAATACAAGGTCAAATGCAACAAGTATCACCAGAAGAAGCACAACAAATACAACAACAAATACAAATGATACTAGAGCAATTTAGTGCTCCTGTTATGGCCCAATTGACTGCTGAGTTCTTACAATCTATAGGAATGGGTGGTGACGAAGATCCATTAGTGCAGATAAGAAAAACAGAATTAGAGCTAAAAGATAAAGAATTAAATCAAGAAGCGGCTATGTTTACAGCTAAACAAGAACAAAGAGCACAAGAAAAAGTATTAGATTCACAAATACAAGAAGAACGCATGCAAGTGCAAAAAAGTATAGCTGATGATAAACTAGGCGTAGCAATAGACAGATTAAAGCAACAAGCAGATCTTAAATTGTTTGAATTAGAAAATAAAATCAAGGGGATATTATGACAACATCATACAAAGTACAAGCAGTAAAAGAGCTAAGAGCTCAAAAAAAATTAGATAGGGCCCAAGAAGAAATGGAGCTTAAAGCAGCAAGAGAAGCTGAGGACAAAAAACATCAAGCTAATATTAAAAGAATAGAAAAAAAATTAGCAAAAATCGCAAAAGGTGAGCCTGTTGAAGAAATAGCTAAACCTAAACCAAAAGCAGTTAAAAAAGCTGTATCTAAGCCAAAAGCAGTAAATAAACCAACTGCAAAAAAAAGAGGCAGACCTAAAAAATCTTAATTAATGGACGAAATACAAGTATTAGATAAGCTAAAAAAAGCTATCGAAAGTAGAGAAGAGCAAATACAAGAAACTTTAATGTCTGGTGGGTTAAAAGATATAGAACATTATAAATATTTGCAAGGAGAGCTTTCTGCTTTATACTATATTGCAAACGAAATAGGCGATTTATTTAAAAATAATTAAATTATGGAAATACAAAACTCAAACATAGAATCAAAAAAAGTTGCAGAAGCCTATGTAAATATAGACGAAAAAGTTTTAGATCCTGAAAAGTTAGATGAATCAATATTAAATCGTATGCCACAACCTACTGGGTGGCGCATGTTAGTTTTACCTTATTCTGGAAATAAAACCAGCAAAGGTGGGTTAATACTTACAAAAGAAACAGTAGATCGTGAGACGCTAGCAACAGTTGTAGCTTATGTGGTTAAAAAGGGACCACAGTGCTATAACGATAAAACTAGATTTGGAGATAAGCCTTGGTGTGAAGAAAAGCAATGGGTTTTAATAGGGCGCTACTCTGGCTCTAGGTTTAAACTTGAGGACGGTGCAGAGGTTAGAATCATCAATGATGATGAAGTAATAGCCACAATTCTCAATCCAGATGATATAGTGAGCTTATGAGCGAAGAAATAAATAAAAACGAAATTCAACCAGAGGTTGATGAAGTAGAGGTTGAGGTAGTTGATTCACAAGAAGCAACAACCGCAGCAACAAATGAAGATGAATTAGAGAGTTACACTAAAGGTGTCTCTAAAAGAATTAACAAGCTGAACGAAAGAAATCGTATTGCCGAAGAAAAAGCAGCTAATTTAGAAGCAGCTTTACAGCAAAAACAAGCAGAAGTTAATAACTATTATCAACACGCTGTAAAAAGCCAAGCAGATCTTTTGTCTAAAGAAGAAGAGAATATAGTGACCAAAGAAAGAGAAGCAGATGAGTTATATAAAAAAGCTCATGCTTCTGGTGATGCAGGCTTAATGTCAAAAGCTGATACTCTAAAGAGTGAATTAGCCATACAAAAAGAAAAAGTTAAAATTGCTAAACAAAAGCAAGAACAATCTGTTCAACAACAATCTGTTCAACAACAATCTGTTCAACAGGTACAACCACAGGCACAACCTAGTGAACAGGCTTTAGAATGGAAAGCTAACAAAAAGTGGTTTGGAGATCAAACAGACGCTAATAATGTACAAGCAACTCAGTTTGCTATGTTTACACATTACAATTTAATCAACGAAGGATATGAAGCTGACTCAGATGAATATTATCAAGAGTTAGATTCAAGAATTTATAAAGTTTATCCTGATTTAGAATCAGGAGAAGTCGAGCAAAAAGAGGGCAGGCCCGCTGTGCAAAGAGTCGCCTCTGCTTCCGTAGGAAGTCGGCAGAAAACACAAGGCAAAAAGAACGGTGTAACGTTTTCTAAAGCAGAAGTCGAACGCCTAAGAGGATTGAAACCACACAATATGTCGGAAGACATGTGGTTAAAATCTGTTGCTAAAGAAAAACAGAAAATAGCTACTAGGGAGGCAAAATGACGGACGTTAAAGAAGACTTAACACATTCCAGAAATTCTCGTGAATCCGAGTCACACGATAAAAACACTCGTAGACAACCATGGAGGCCAGTAAGAAAACTTGAAACTCCACCTGCACCAGAAGGATATGAATATCGTTGGATAAGAGAATCCATGCTGGGACAAGAGGATAGAGCAAATGTAAGTAGAAGACTTAGAGAAGGCTGGGAACTCGTAAGAGGAACAGATCTTCCTTCTGAGTTTGAATTTCCAACTGCTGATTCAGGAAGACACGCTGGTTTAGTTTATAGTGATGGATTGCTATTAGCAAAAATACCTGTCGAAACTCGTAATGAGCGTAATGCTTATTATGAAGAAGAAACTCGTCGTAAAAAGGATGCTTTAGACAATAATATGTTTAATGAATCCAGAAAAGACAGTAGATACGTCAAGTATGATGCCGATAGAAAATCCAATGTTACTTTTGGAAAAAAGTAATATTTAACCAATAGGAGTATAATAAAATGGCTAATAAAGATAGCGCATTTGGATGTAGGCCTGTTCGTTACATGAGTGGTGCACCTTGGTCTGGCGGCCAGAGCCGTTACAGAATTGCAAGTGGAGCAACTACACCAATTTATCAAGGCGACTTGGTAACACAGCTTACAGCTGGGGTGATAGGGCGACACGCAGCAACTGGAACTGTTCCGATTGTCGGAGTGTTTAATGGTGTTCAGTACACTGATCCAACCACAGGCGAACAAGTTTACAAAAATTATTATCCAGGCAGTATTTCTGCTTCGGATATAATCGCATTCATCGTTGATGATCCTAATGTTGTTTTTGAAGTACAAGCTGATGCTGCAATGCCAGTAGCAGACTTGTTCGGAAATTTCGACATTGTTGATGGTTCACCAGTCGGCGATACTAAGTCTGGGAGATCTAACCTAGAGCTTGATGTAACAACTGGAGCAACTACTGCTTCATTGCCACTGAAAGCGTTAGATATTTCTCAGGATCCTGATAATGACGATGTTTCATCGTCCAATACTAATGTCCTTTGTGTCATACAGAATCACATGTGTGGACAAAAAGGTGCTGGTTTAGCATAAGGAGATAAATTATGGCAATTTCAAGAGCACAACTAGCGAAGGAGCTAGAACCTGGTTTAAATTCATTGTTTGGTCTTTCTTATGATGAATATGACCGAGAATACGAAGACATCTTTGTAATCGAAGACTCAAATAAAGCCTTCGAGGAAGAAGTCCTTGTAGCAGGTTTTGGTTCCGCACCAGTAAAATCAGAAGGTCAAGGAGTTCAATTTGATAGCTCATCAGAAAGTTACAGCGCAAGATATAACCACGATACCGTGGCACTAGCTTTTGCTTTAACCGAAGAGGCAATCGAAGATAATCTCTACGACAGTCTGGGTAAAAGATATGTCAAAGCATTAGCAAAATCTATGGCTAACTCTAAAGAAGTCAAAGGCGCTGATGTGTTGAATAACGCTTTCTCATCTAGTTTCACTGGAGGAGATGGTGTATCTCTTATTAACAGTTCACATCCACTTGCAGGTGGAGGTACAGCTGCTAATAGAGCAACAACAATGGCTGACCTTAATGAGGCTTCATTAGAAGACGCATTAATTGACATTTCTACTTTCACAGATGACAGAGGCTTAACAATTTCAGTGCAAGCTGACAAATTGGTAATTCCGCCGCAACTCGTTTTTGTTGCTGACAGAATTTTAAACTCTGCACAAAGATCTGGCACAGCTGATAATGATATTAACGCAATCAAAAATACAGGTGTTATGCCTGGTGGTTACGTTGTAAACCATTATCTTTCTGATCCAGATGCTTTCTTTGTCTTAACTTCTGTAAACAGTATGGGTGACGGTCTTAAAATGTTCCAAAGATCTCCAATGGAGACATCAATGGAACCAGACTTCTCTACTGGCAACATAAGATATAAGGCGCGTGAAAGATATTCATTTGGTTTCTCTGATTGGAGAGGAATCTATGGATCTCAAGGTGCATAATTTGAAGTCGTAATACACTTTATTACTCAGTATTACAAAGGGCCCTAATCGGGCCCTTTTTTTGTCTTAAAATAATGTATATAAATATTTGCAAATACTTGCATATTTGTGC